AATAATAATAATAATAATAAAACAAATAAATTATGATCACTTACAAATGGACATTTTCTGCTTTTGATTGTAAAGTAGATGAAAACGGACTACAAGATGTAGTAACAACAGTACACTGGAGATATAGAGGTACAGATGAAGATGGCATAACATACGAAATTTATGGGGCACAAGCTGTAGGGGAACCAAACCCTGATGCTTTTACACCATACCCTGACATCTCAGAGGAACCGGTAATAGAGTGGATGGAAAGTATTATGGATATGGGAGAAATACAAAAAAATATTGCAGAGCAAATTGATTTGATAAAAAATCCTATTCAAGTAACTTTACCTGCTCCTTGGAATATTTATAATAAATAAAACATTAAATGAATACAATAAGCACTTCAGGTATATCTCCTTCTCAAGTAATTAGAGCAGAACATTTATTAAGAATAATAAGAGCTCTAGACGGGACTTCTAATAATGATATTACAATCTCCGGCTCCTTTAATCAAGGATATTATACAACAGCTTCTGGAGATTATTCACACGCAGAAGGAAATAGTACTCAAGCAATAGGAGATTATTCACATGCTGAAGGAGAAAAAACCCAAGCAATAGGATCTCATTCACATGCTGAAGGTGCAGGTACAATAGCAATAGGATCTCATTCACATGCTGAAGGAGTAAAAACTCAAGCTGCAGGGGATTTTTCACATGCTGAAGGAATAGACACAGTATCTTTAGGGTTAGCATCACATGCCGAAGGACTTAGGACCATAGCTTTAGGAGATCATCAACACGTACAGGGGCAGTATAACATATCATCTTCAGCTCAATCAGCATTTATTATAGGAAATGGAGCCGATAATAACAATAGGAGTAATTTAATATTTGCTTCTGGTTCCCAATTTGAAATATCAGGATCCTTACATATAAGTGGTTCTCCAAGTTACATTTATATGAATGATAATGTAGGAGGTTTACATAGGATGTCTATAAGTACAGGAGGTACTTTAGTAATAGATACTATAACACAAAACAAATTAAAATAACGTTATGGAAAAACAAACAAAATTAACACAAGAAGAATTACAACAATTACATGATTTTCAAAACAATTCAGAAATTTTAATTTCACAATTAGGTCAAATTAGTTTTCAAAAATTACAACTTGAAAAACAAGAAGAATTTTTAAAACAAAAATTTAATGAGTTAACTACTAAGGAATTAGAAATTTCTCAATCCCTAAAAGAAAAATATGGTAATGTTAATATAGATTTAAAAACAGGTGAATTAACTTACTCTTAAATATAAGTTTTGAACCCTCCCTCAATATTTATCATCAAATGAATTAATCTAAAAATAAATAATAAAAATGGCTGAAACTCTTTTATCTCCAGGTGTTCTAACTAGAGAAAATGATCAATCCCCAATTACTCAAGGCCCTATTACTGCTGGAGCAGCTATTATAGGACCAACAGTATCAGGTCCTGTTAGAATACCAACTTTAGTTACTTCTTATAGTGACTATTTAAATAAATTTGGTGGTTCTTTTATTAGTGGAGGGGCATCTTATGAATACTTAACTTCAATTTCCGCTTATAATTATTTTCAACAAGGTGGTAGTACTTTATTAGTAACTAGAGCAGTGAGTGGAACTTTTTCACCCGCTACTTCTAGTGTATCAAGTAATATAGAATCTGTAGTTGGGAATTTTGCATCTGCTTCTTTTATCACTTCATCAAATTCAACTGCTTCATGGAATCAAATCTTAATTACTTCTAATACAGTTTTTGGTGATGTAACTTATAATATAACTAATTATCCTTATCAAGTTACTGGTTCTTCTTTTTACCAAAATGTTAATAATACTTTATATGTTGGGATAGGCAATGGAACTTTTGATGGAACTAATGCTATAACTTCTACATCTCAATGGGCTATTTTATTAATTAATGCTGTAAACACTCCTGGGACTGAAATTTCAAACTTAGTATCAGCTTCATTAGATGGTAATAAAATTAAATTTACAGCAGTCAATGCTGGAACAATTTATAATAATCTAGCTTTAACTAGTAGTTTTGGATACGGAACCCCAGTAACATCTAGTTTTGCTGGAGGTACTGATTCTACTCCAAGTACTGTATTTGTATTAGAAACTTTATCCCAAGGTGATATTAATAATTCATATAGTGTAGAAGGTGTAAATGGAGTTTTACCTTCAGGTTCAAATAATAATATTAGATTTGAAATAGTAAATCCTAACACTGGAAGTGGTACTTTTGATTTATTAATTAGAAGAGGAAATGATAATAATAATACTAAAGTAATTTTAGAACAATGGGTAGGTCTATCATTAGATCCTAACCAACCAAACTATATTGAAGCTGTAATCGGTAATCAAACAGTTAGTACAGATAATGGATACACTCAAGTATCAGGAGATTATACTAACAAATCAAGATACGTAAGAGTAAAATCAGTTAATTATACAACACCAAACTATTTTGATGGTAACGGAAATCCAGTATCTTCTTATACTTCATCTTTACCAATAGTTCAAAGTGGTTCATTTGGTGGAGCTTCAGGAACAAACTGCGGAGTTTACGGTTTATCTAATAGTGATTATACATCTTCAATTTCATTATTAAGTAATGTTAATGAATTTAAATTTAACCTAATCACAACCCCAGGAGTAACGGCTCCAACAGGAAATGCAGTTTTAACTTCTTTAACTAACATGGCTGAAGATAGAGGAGATTGTATTGCAATTGTAGATTTATCAGCTTATGGAAATAATGTATCAACAGTAATTAATAATGCTACTTCAATTGATAGCAGTTATGCTGCTTCTTATTATCCATGGGTTCAAATTAGTGCACCTAATACTGGAAAATTAACATGGGTTCCACCTTCAACTATTATACCAAGTGTATTTGCTTACAATGATAGAGTAGGAGCTCCATGGTTCGCACCTGCAGGATTTACAAGAGGAGGATTAAGTGTAATTCAAGCTGAAAGAAAATTATCTCCATCAGATAGAGATTCTTTATATGCTGGTAAAATTAACTCAATAGCAACTTTCCCAGGACAAGGTGTAGTAGCATATGGTCAGAAAACATTACAGAAAAAAGCTACAGCTTTAGATAGAATTAATGTTAGAAGATTATTAATTGAGTTAAAATCTTATATTGGTCAAGTAGCGGATGGTTTAGTATTTGAACAAAATACAATCGCAACCAGAAATAGATTCTTATCTCAAGTTAACCCATATTTAGATTCAATTCAACAAAGACAAGGATTATATGCTTTTAAAGTAGTAATGGATGAAACTAATAATACTGCTGACGTAATTGATAGAAACCAATTAGTAGGTCAGATTTTTATCCAACCAACTAGAACAGCTGAGTTTATTATATTAGATTTTAATGTAACACCAACTGGGGCATCATTTCAATAATTAAAATTTAGGATTAAAGCCCTAATATAAGGGCTTTTTTCTTAATATTTATTATAAACCATAATAACAAAAATAAAATTAATACCAATATAACATGGCAGTATTAAACCCAAATGAAATAATGTTTACAGCTTTTGAACCAAAAGTTCAAAATAGATTTATCTTATATGTAGACGGGATTCCAGCATATTTAATTAAAAAAGCAACAGCTCCTGGATTTGAAGCAAATGAAATTATATTAGACCACATCAATGTTTACCGTAAAGTAAAAGGTAAAATTAGATGGAATGATATGAATTTAGAATTATACGATCCAATCGCTCCTTCAGGAACACAAGCTGTAATGGAATGGGCACGTTTAGCTCACGAATCAGTAACTGGTAGAGATGGTTATTCAGATTTCTATAAAAAAGATTTAAGAATGAATATCTTAGGACCTGTAGGTGATGTAGTTGGAGAATGGATCATAAAAGGTGCATTTGTGAAATCCGCAAACTTTGGAGACTATGATTGGTCATCAGGTGAAGCTGCAGCAAATATTACAATGACTATAGCGATGGATTATTGTATTGCCAATTATTAAAATTTTTTAAAATACTTAAAAAGAGAAAGCCCACCTTATGGTGGGCTTTTTTTGGCTTTTAAAAATTAATTTCGTATATTATAGTATAATTAAAAAATAATAAATTATGAAAAATTTAATGGTGTGTGTAAAATATTTTGACGGCGAATATTTAACAACTTTAAAAATGTGTGAGCTTAATTTTGATGGTGAAAATATTAGTAATATTTCAATATTTCCTAAATTTTATAATACAATTAAACTATTGCCTAACGACACAAAATTAGTAATATCAGACGTTGATACTTTAAAAAATTATAATAAATTGCCTTTTAAAACATTAGGCGAGTTTAAAAATTATTTTATTAATAATTAAATTAGGCTTTTAAATAGTAAATTCGTATATTAAAGTATAATTAAAAAATAATAAATTATGAAAGTATTTAGCAGCGACACAGAACTTTACAAATTTGAAGAATTTGGAAAATTAGTTATCAATGAAAAAATTGATAGAGATGATTTATGGGGTGAAGGAAGTAATTGGAAATTATTTTTAAAGGAAAATAAAGAATTAAAAAAAGCATTAAAAAAAATTGGAAAAGATATCTTTGGAAAAGGATATGATATTAAAGAAGATATGTTTTGTTCAATAGAATTAGTTAATGAAGGAGAATATGATAGAATGTATGTCCAAGTATCAGGAGATTCTTCAATATACTTTTCAGAAAACTTAAAAGATAGATTTACAGAAAATTATGATTCAGAAGAAAAATGGGGAGTGAAAAAATGGAAAGAGTTATAGCGTAGTTTGGCCTCTTAAAAAGGCCTTCGTATGTTAAAGTATAATTAAAAATAAATAAGTTATGAAAAGTGTAATAATTCCCAAATCCCATATTTTAAATGTTAGAAGAGGTCGTCCTAAGAAAATCAAAATTGAAGACCCTTTTATTACTAAAAAAAATAATCTTTTAAAAATAAAAAAAGTTAAATCAAAAGAATCCACTCATTTAAATCCCTAAATAATAAAAGGATCAGATCTTAAATTTAATGATGAGTTATTTAAACCTATTAAAACTAATACTGAATTAGATATACTTTTATCAACAGATGGTGGTTTAATGCCCGGCACTAATATGGTATTAGTAGGAGGCCCAGGTTCAGGTAAATCTACTCTTGCTCTTGATATGTTATCAAATTTTACATCTCAAGGGTATAAATGTTTATTTATAAGTGGAGAAATNGATGAAATAGCTTTTTACAAATATTGTAAAAGATTACCTAAATTTAATCAAATTCCTGTTTTATTTTTAAAAAACTATCAAAATAATGTAAAAGAAGTATTAGAATATGTTTTTAATTTAGGTTATAATGTAATAAGTATTGATTCTTTAGTAGAGGTTATAGATATGGTTAGAGATAATTACAAAATGACGGAAGGGGCTGCGGAACATTGGTTATTAGGTTTACAAGATAAGAATAAAAAAGGAGAAAACTTAAATAATTTATATACAGCCTTTATTAATATACAACAAGTTACTAAAGAAGGAGAGTTTAGAGGTTCAAATAGAATTAAACATATGACTGATGCTATGGCTCATATAGGAAAACCTAATATTAATGCAGCTCGTTCAATATATTTTAGTAAAAATAGAGATTGTGATAAAGATTTTAGAATGAGTTTTACCATCAATTCAGATTCATTAACATATAATTATGAAAATGATGATGAATAGAAATACAAAACATACAAAAGAGAAAGCCCATTTATTGGGCTTTCTTTTATTTTGCTATATTTATATATAAACACAAATAAAATTTATGGAAAATCAAGTTACACAAAAATTCCCTACTGAAATAGTAGATCTGCCTTCTAAAGGTCTACTTTACCCAGAAGATTCTCCTTTAAGGGCCGGTAAATTAGAAATGAAATATATGACCGCTCGTGAGGAAGACATTTTAACTAACTCTAACTACATTCAACAAGGTATTGTATTAGATAAATTACTAGAATCTCTTATTGTCACTAAAATTAATTTTAAAGACTTGCTAGTTGGTGATAAAAATGCTATCTTAATTGCCTCTCGTATTTTAGGATATGGTCAGGATTATGAATTTGAAATGAATGGGAGAACTTACCAAGTTGATTTAACTACCCTAAAAGATAAAGAATTGCCATCAGATGTTAATTATTCTAATGGTAATGAATTTAATTTTACTCTACCTGCCTCTAAAGATGAAATAACTTTCAAATTGCTATCACATGGTGATGAATTAGCAATAGAACAGGAATTAAAAGGGCTTAAAAAAATTAACCCTAACGCTTCACCAGAACTATCGACTCGCTTAAAATACATCATAACTTCAGTTAATGGTGATAGAGAGAAAAAAACTATTAGAGAATTTGTTGAAAATAATTTATTAGCAAGAGATTCAAGAGCTTTAAGACAAGAAATAAAAAGAATATCTCCAGATATTGATTTAACTATTCAAGGTGATGGCGGGGAGGACATCGCTATTCCAATTAATCTTAATTTCTTCTGGCCCGATCTAAATTCATAAAATAAAAAAAAGGCTTTCTATTTAAAGAAAGCCTTAATTTTTGTAATATTTATTATTGCGTATAAAAATAATACTATATATAAAAGTGCACATCATGCTTCTAAAGAATTAAATATATATTCATCATCTATAATAAAAGTTTGTAGAGGAATTCATTCTCAAACTAAAGGATATACTTTTAGGTTTATGTAATAATGATTAGAGAAAAAGATAAAAAAATATTAGAATTTTTTGGTATAACAGAAGAAAATGTTCATATTAAAAGAATAAATTTATTCTCCCAAATACATGAAATAGTATTTCATGGAAAAGGAGGATATGATTGGGATACTATTTATAATATGCCTATTTGGCTTAGAACTTTTACCTTCAATAAATTAAAAGAATGGTATGATAAAGAACAAGAACAAATAGAAAAACAAAATAATATGCTTACTAACCAATCAGGTAAAAACCAAGTAGTAGGTCCTGATATAACTCCAACATACAATGTAAAGGTTCCTAAAAAATAGGAGCCTTTCATTTTTTTTTT